GGCAAGGTCGATAATGTGTATCGCCGGTTGCGCATCAAGGCGGAAGCCATTGAGCAGCAATGGCCAGATGCGAAGATGAGCGACAAGCTGAAAGAGATTGTCGAGGATACACCCACCGAAGAGATCGAGTTGCTCGAAGCAACTGTGTACATGGCCGAAGGTGATTTCTTCTGTTATCACCTTATACACCGAGACGAGGAACATGAACTCGTCTATCGGGAGACGACAAGCAGCCCGTGGATTATCGCCAGGTACATGGTGGTGGCCGGGGAGAGTCTGGGACGCGGTCCTCTAATCAGTGCATTACCTGATATCAAAGTACTTTCAGCCACCAAACGCCTGCTTCTGCAAAACGCAAGCTTGGCAATAAGCGGTGTTTACACCGCAGCTGATGATGGTGTCTTGAACCCGCAGACCATTGCCATCAAGCCGGGAGCAATAATACCTGTTGCACGAAACGGCGGCCCTCAAGGCGAGAGTTTGCGCCCCCTACCCCGTGGTGGTGATTTCAACGTGGCGCAGCTGGTCATCAATGATTTGCAAGTAGCCATCAAGCGCATGTTGCTCGACGACACATTGCCGCCTGATAACATGTCGGCGCGAAGCGCAACCGAGATCTCAGCGCGTATGTCTGAGCTAGCGCAGAACATGGGCTCAGCTTTTGGACGGCTTATTACAGAGGCCATGTTACCTATAGTGTCGCGCATCCTGTTTGTCATGGATCAGCAAAACCTGATCGACATGCCGCTCAAAGTCAACGGTCAAGAGGTAAAGATTGTGCCTGTGTCGCCTCTCGCAAGAGCGCAGAACAGCGAGGAACTGCAGGCCGTTATGCAATACATGCAGATTGCGGCAAACATGGGACCGGCTGGCATGATGGCGCTAAACCAAGAACGCACGCTGGACTTTGTAGCAGACAGATTGGGCATCCCCGGCAGCGTTCTGAACACCGCCGAGGAGCGTGAAATATTAACGGCACAAATGCAGGAGATGGCACAAGCTGCCGCGCAGCAAGAGCAAGGGGAGGCAGATGGCCAAGAGCCCGGCATGGCAGCGTAAGGCAGGCAAGAACCCGCGCGGTGGACTAAACGCAAAAGGTCGAGCCAGCTACAAGCGCCAGACCGGCGGCACTTTAAAGGCTCCCGTTAAAAAAGGCGATAACCCCAGACGCGCAAGTTTTTTGCAGCGCATGGGCAAAATGAAGGGGCCAGAGCGCGATAGTAAAGGACGGCCTACGAGACTGCTTTTGAGCCTTCGCGCCTGGGGCGCTTCGAGCAAAGCCGACGCGGTCAAGAAAGGCCGCGCAATTAGTAAACGCAACAAAAAGAAAGGATAGACCATGCCAGGTTATTCAAAAAAGCAAAAGAAGATTGCGAGGGCTGCAAAACCTCGCGGCAAAATTACAGGGGCTGATTTCAAAGCAATGAAAAAGAGGCGTAAAAAATAATGGCAAAAGGCGTTAAACACTATTTTCGAGACGGCACGCCGCACTCAGGCGGTAGTCACAAAATGCCAAATGGTGACACCCATTCAGGTGCGCGCCACACCAAGAGTTCCAAGAAACTTTTTCACTACAGAGATTTAAGCGCGAAAGCAAAAGTGCGTGCGCGAAAACGATAACCACTAGCAAAGGATGTAAAAATGCCAGCAAAGAAACGGGGCCTTTATGCGAACATTAATCGGCGCAAAAAGATGGGAATATCACGCCCCAAAAGCAAAAGCACAATTACAAAGAAAGCTTATGCAAACATGAAAGCCGGGTTTCCTAAAAAGAAAAAGCGATGACAGTAAAGGAGAAGGGCTGGGATTTCGCGCCAGTAGAGCAGGATATCGATGAACTCGACAAAATGTATCTGCGGACGTTTGCCTCGGAAGCTGGACAAAAAGTCCTTCGGCATTTGCGCATGCAAACCATCGAGCAACCAACGTGGTATCCCGGCGAAGACGCAAGCCACGGCTTTGCGCGAGAAGGGCAAAACAGCCTCGTGAGAGAAATTGAGCGACGCATATTAAGGGCAAGAAAATTATGAGTGAAGAAGCAGAAGCAGTTGCGGAAGAGGCAACAGAAGAGCCGACACAAAACGATAGTCTTATTGATGTCGCGCCAGAGCAGCCGGTAGAAAAAGAGGAAACGCCTGCCCACTTGGTGCCTGATGAAGAGGTTACGGTTGAGGAAACCGCCGAGCCGGTAAAAGTGGAAAGGCCCGATTATATAGAGGAGCAATTCTGGAATGAAGAAAAAGGCGAAACAGATGTTGAGAAGCTTGGTAAAAGCTATAAAGAGTTGCGTCTCAAGATGTCTAACGGCGATCACAAGGTTCCTAAGGAATACAATTTGGAAGCCCTTGAAGGCGTGGACAGAGAGGATGAGGCGCTTGTTGAGTTTTTGGATTTGGCCAAAACGGAACAGCTAAGCCAAGGGCAGTTCGACACATTAACCAAATGGTATATGGATTTGCAATCAGCACAGTATGACGCCATTGAAACAGATCGCACAGCGGAAATGGCAAAGCTTGGGCGAAACGCTGACAGCACAATCAAAAGTGTTGAAGCATGGGTTGGTAAGTTCAGCAAAAGCGGTGTGCTTAGCGAGACTGAAGTTGAGGCTATAGGCCAAGCGAGTAAAAGCGCAGCATTTGTTAGCGCGTTAAACAAGATACGTCGGGCATACAACGAACCCACTATACCATCTACAAAGGAAGTGCAGACTGAGGCCGAGCCCACAACGATTGCTGATATACAGAGCATGATGCAGGATGAAAGGTATGGTGCTGACCCTGCTTTCACGCAAAGGGTCGAGCGCATGGTTTATGCCATGCACGGAGAAAAATTACCGTCTTGACATCAAACGTGTTGTTTGATAGCTGTAAATTGCGAATTGATAACCGTTAGGCCGGTTCGCTGTTCGCGGCCCGTTTTGGATAACCGCATTTGAGTTTTATTTTTTAACCTTATGTGGAGAATCCAAAATGGCAGCAACCATTTCACCTGCCTTCACAACGATTTTCGACCAAGAAGTAAAGCAAGCCTATCAGAGCGCTCGTGAACTTGCTGGTCTTATTCGTGAGAAGTCAGCAGTATCAGGAAACACTGTGAAGTTTCCGAAACTCACAAAAGGCGTAGCAACGGTTCGCACGCCCAAAGCTGATGTAACGCCCATGTCCTTGACCTACAGTCAAGCGACGGCAACCATGACCGATTTTATCGCGGCAGAATATTCAGATATTTTCGAGCAATCGCATGTTAATTTTGATGATCGCCGTGAACTTGTCGAAGCCGTAGGCAACGCCATCGGACGACGAATGGATCAGGTCGCCATCGATGCTCTTGATGCCGCAACGTCTATTGCTGTGGCAAACACGGTGCAGAACGATGGAACGTCGGGCTCGGCAGCAGACCTCAACGTAGGTAAAATAAGGGCTGCTAAAAAAGCCCTAGACGCCAACTCAGTGCCGTTTGAGGATCGTTGTTTGTTAATCCATGCAAACAATCAGTCGGCTTTGATTGGGCAGACAGAAACCCAAAGCAGCGACTTTAACGAAGTCAAAGCACTTGTTGATGGAACCATAACAAAATTTTTAGGGTTCCAAATAGTTGTTCTTGGTGATCGCACAGAAGGCGGCCTTACTAAAGACGGATCAAATGACCGCAGCTGTTATGCGTTCCACAAGTCAGCACTCGGCATGGGCGTGAGCATGAACCAAAAAAGCGAGGTGCATTATATCCCAGAAAAAACGTCGTTTTTGGTCAGTTCAATGTTCTCGGCAGGCGCAATCGCCATCGACGATGGCAGCGCAGGCGGCATTGTCAAGATAACATGTAGGGAGTCTTAAAAAATGGCTTTTGCAAGATCAGGATTTGGGAGCTATGGGGGTCAATCAACCCGTGGCACTCTTCCCCAGTTATTTATCTACACGAGTTCGGATGCCCACACCGCAATCGATGCGGCGGGTTACTTTAATGATGTATCGGACGAGGTAGATGTTGGGGATATGATTATTGTTCATGGTTCCACAAGCGGAACTCGAACAGTCACTATGCACATTGTTGTAAGCAACGCCTCTGGCGTAGTTGATGTAAGTGACGGAACCACCATCGGAGCCGTGAGCGACTCTGATTAACTGGTTGCAGGGAGACGCTCAGTCAGCAGCCAGCCGTCTCCCTGCACCTTTTTATTGTTGAGGGCTGAATGGCAACCGGCGATACGAAACTCTCTATCTGTTCTGATGCGCTAATAATGCTGGGGGCCGCGCCCCTTTCGTCGTTTTCGGAGGGAACAGACGCAGCCCAGATATGTGACAGACTTTACGACGATATCAAAGCGACTGTGCTTGTTATGTACCCGTGGGGGTTTTCGCAGAAAAAACAGCAGCTGAGCCGGTTGGTGGACAGCCCGAACACAGAGTGGCAGTACGCATATGCGTTGCCATCTGACAACATCGGTAGCGGTGTACTTGCACTCTTTACAAGCAGCGTACACGGTGCGCGTCCCATCGTTGACGGTTGGGAAGTGTACGAAAAAACGATTGTCACAAACTACACAGAAGTGCATGTGGACTACCAGGCTAATGTTAGCGAAGACGTTATGCCACAGTATTTTGTGCAGCTGTTGAAATACTGGCTGGCATGGCACTTTGCTGAAACAGTCACCGACCAGACTACGAAGGCACAGTACTATCAGCTGCAGGCATGCGGTTCGCCTGGCGAAAACATGCGCGGTGGTATGTTCCGCGTGTGCTGTCAGATCGACGGCACATCACAACCGCCACAGGCTATCGAAGACTTTGACCTTATAACAGCGAGGCTTTCGTGAGCCGGGTTGTAAAAATACAAACCAATTTTTCCAGCGGCGAAATCGATCCATTGCTGCGCAGTCGTATTGACTTGCAACAATATTATAATGCGCTTGAGACAGCCGATAATGTGTTCTGCTTGCCACAAGGCGGAGTAAAACGCAGGGACGGTCTTAAATTTATTCACCAGCTACCTGGCAGCGCAAGCCCTCAAGACGGGGTGCGGCTACTGCCTTTCGAGTTTTCTGCTGCAGACTCTTATATGTTTTGCCTGACAAACGGAAAAATTTTTGTGTTTCGCAATGCGGCCCTTGTTACAGACATTAACGGATCGGGTAATGATTTTATTACAGCCAGTTCAATAACCGGCGCAATGCTCAGCGAGATACGTTTTGCGCAATCAGCTGACACCATGATTATTGTGCATGAGGATCTCAAACCGCAAAAACTTGTGCGCGGCACCGACCATAATCGATGGACATTATCCGACATAAGTTTGACCAATCCGCCAAAGCATGCGTTTACAATCACAACCACAAATCCAAATGCACAGATTACGCCTGATGCGTCTGTGGAAACGGTTACTGTTACTGCTGATGCAAACATCTTTCACGATGGCGCAACAGACACTGCTCAGGCTGGTGCCACAAACACAATCACGCTGCACAGTGGAGCTAGTAGTGATAACGACATCTACAACGGATCGACAATTCGCATAACGAGTGGCACAGGCAACGGGCAAAAACGCGTTATTAGTGATTATGTGGGCTCGTCAAAAGTTGCAACGGTATCGACAAACTGGACGACCCAGCCTGATGCGACCAGTGCATTTACAATCGATAGTCATGTAGACCAGTTTATCAACATCACTGATAGCTTTGGCAGACTGCGCATCGTTGCTGTTAACAGTGCAACCGAGGTGCGGTGCTTTGCAGAAATTTCGCTGTTTGATAATTCGGCGGTTGCAAGTGGCGACTACGAACTAGAGCTTGGTTATGAGGATAGCTTTTCCGATGAGAGGGGATTTCCAAAAAGCTGTACGTTCCACGAAGGGCGTTTGTTTTTTGGCGGAAGCAAAGCTTTGCCGACCACATTTTTCGGGTCGGTGGTAAATAACTTTTTTGATTTTGAACTGGGCGAAGGCTTGGACGATCAGGCAGTCATTGCAAGTATAACAACTGCAAGCTTAAACGAAATAGTCGATATACACGCAGGCCGAGACTTGCAGATTTTTACAACTGCAGGCGAGTTTTATATAGCACAAGGTACACTCGATCCGATTACGCCACGAACACTGGCGATTAAGGTCGGCACTCGCAACGGCGCAAAACCGGGTGTGCCTGTAGTCGGGCTCGACAGTGGCACGCTCTATGTACAGCGCCTGGGCAAAGCACTAAACGAGCTTGTCTTTACAGACGTTGAGATTTCTTACACCACAAGCGCAGTCAGTCTTTTGAGCGGTCATCTTTTGAAAACGCCTATAGATATGGCCATACGCCGTGCAACAAGCACTGAAGAGGCAGACAGATTATTTTTAGTGAACGGCGACGATGGCACC